GGACATTCGCTTTGCTGCTGAAGGATGACAAAGTAATAGCTGATTAACAACTAAAATGATTTAAAATGGAAAAGAACAATCAAAGTGTGGACATCAAGTCCCTGAGTAAAGAACAGCGAGCAGCCCTCATGGCCCAGCTGCAGCAAGAAGAGAAAGAAGACCGCATCGCCCGTCGTGAAACTTACGAGGCATTACGCGGTGAGTTTATGCACGAAGTAAAGACCAACGTTCTTGAGATGGTGAATGCCGTGACCGGGTTCCGCGGATGGCTGGAAAAAGAAGCCGATGCCTTTACCAAGGTGATGAAGGAATACGGCCAGGTGAAAAGCGACGAACAGCGCAGCTATACCATTACGGACGGAGACTTCCGTCTGGAAGTGAAAAGCAACAAGGTGAAAGGCTTCGATGAACGAGCCGACATGGCAGCCGACCGTCTGATTGACTATTTGAAGCGCTACATGCAGAACAGCGAGAAAGGTTCTGATGATCCGATGTATCAGATGGCCATGACCCTGCTGGAGCGCAACAAGATGGGCGACCTGGACTACAAGAGCATTTCAAAGCTGTATGAACTGGAAGATAAGTTCGATGAAGAGTATGCAGACATCATGCGCCTGTTCAAGGAAGCTAATGTAGTGCAGCGCAATGCCACCAACTACTACTTCAGCCGCCGCAACCCTGAAAACGGCGTATGGACCCGCATTGAACCCAGTTTCTGCCGTTTG